GTCCTTGGAATCGCACGCTGGTTGGGTTAGCCATGTCAAAAGGACCGAATGAGCTTTCTGCGCTGTTTGGATATGTGCGAGTTTTGAATGTCGCCGTGACATCGCCCTGGGTTTGTTCGTCAGGGATGAGTGAGGTTGCGACCATCATTCTGTCGCCAACGCCGATCTGCATGGGGCCGGTTTCGGCAAATACATCGCTGTCTGTGTCATAAGCATTGCCGACTTCGTGTTCATAAACATACCCGTCTGCACTTGTATAATTAGGGTAGACGAACGCCCCAATGTCAAAGCCTGCAGTGCGCGCCACCTTGCCAATTTGCCAGTGGTTTTCGCGGTAGTTGTAGCTTACATAGCTGTCGTTCTCTGTGGTGCCTGCGCTTGGATAGAACCAAACGACCTCGCTGAACTGCGAGTTTACGACTGCAAAAACCTTAGATCGCTCGGTGGTGTTTAGGTGCGAGAAGATAAAATCGCCAACGCTAGAGCGCATAGACTGCACTGAGCCGTTGTAGCTATAGAAGCCATTGTTGCCCATCCAGTAGGCTGTGCTATCTGCAACCGCGCAGCCGTTGGCGCTTATCACGCCGCAGCCTGTACCGGCCTGTCTAAAGCCGTACACGAATGGCGGGCCTTGGTATCGCGCTGTGTGCGCATCCATGTCGGTGAGCAGCAAAGTCTCGCCACGCAGTCTAACGCCAGCCATCAGGTTGCCATTAGTGGCCAGGGTAAAAGAACCAGCTTGGTTAGTTGCAGCCGGTGCCCATACATTGCTTTGCTCTTGGTCACTGAACGCCACCTTATTTCCCACTCCACCAGCGCCTAACGCAAACACGAAGCGCTCTTCGCTTACAACAATTGCGGTGGTGCTGGTGGGCGCGTTAGATAAAAGCGCTGCAGGCGTGCCAGTAGAATTAGCCCACTGGTAAATCTTGCCATCGCTGGTGGCGCACGCAATAACGTACTCTCCAAACGTGTCTAGTGACCAAGTCGTTGCTGGCGTATAAGCGCCGCTGTCAGGTCTTGGTGTGTTCCAAGTGCTGGCATTCCAAGTGAGGCCACCATAGCCAAGGTTCTGGACTGCGTTTGCGTTGCCCGTAGTGAAGCCAGAAGGGGTAATGTCAGTAAGCGTGTTGTCTTCGCCCACAAAATATAATTTAGTGTGCGTGCCTGCGACTGTGCGTCTGTTACGGCCATTATCCAAGTAGCTGATAATTGCCCTGCATACGCCGTTCATCGCAGCCGTTGTCCGCTTACGCCAGCCGCCGATTGGCTGCATAGCGCCTTCGTACCAGCGCACTAAGTTTGCGTCTGACCAGGTGTTTGCTTGCTGCAGCGCAGTACCGTTTTTGACTACGCCAGCTGGTGGGCTTACGTTAAGCAGAGGCATCTTCGTACTCCCCTGTTTCGATCATCTGGCAAAGCTCTTCAGCCCTTGCGCCGACTTGCTTAGACCAAAGGCTATTGTCGAATTCCATACCAGCCATGATGTAGTCACCGCCAGCCATAAACCCCAGCGCCTTCTCAAACTTGAGCAGCCGGGTAAGGCCCAAATTAAAGGCAATCGAAACCATCGCGTCTTTGCGTGCAAGGTTCAAATTTTTGTACCAAGTAAAAGTGTTTTCAAGCTCAGTCTCAACCCGGTCAATATCGTTAGACAAAAGAAAATCAATTTCCACATCGCAGAGGCCAATGCCGCCGTCTGGGTCAATGTTGCGGCCAACGCCGATTGTGGTCTTGCCTGCGCTGCACTGATAAGCGAATGGCTTTACGCCTTCGTGCCTTCTCAGCATTTCAAATAACTTGTCACTGCTCATTGGCTTTCACCCTTGTTAGAAGCGCCAAAATAAAAGCTCACGACTGCGCTCACTATGCCGCCAAGGTATCCAAGCACCAAGTTAACGATAGATTCGTTTGTCTCTGGCATTAGCGTCACGATGGAGACATAAGCGCCGAAGAAGATGAACGCCAGTAATGCCAGCACTTTAGGGGTCCAATCGCCAGCAAAAGACTTGCGGGCGTTCTGGGTGTCTTGCACTTCCAGCGCGAACACATCCACATCAAGCTTTTTTAACTGCACAGCGAATTCGTTGTCTGCAGCTTTTATCTTTGCCAACTGCTCTGGGGAGGCGTTTTGCACCGCCTTCTGCAATGCCTTGGGTTCTGGTTCGCAACCCATAACGCTGGCGATTGCCTTCATGGCAGTACCAGCTAAAGGACCGCCCAAGGCTTGTCCCAGCGTTGGGGCAAGACTGCCGATTACATTTTTTATAAGATCAAATTTCATTTATTAATCCCACATTTATCTGTTGGTAAGCCAAGTGAGTAAGCCGCCTATCGTGGCTGGCACTAAAACAATCACAACCGCAAATATTAGTGCGTACTGAGACAGCTGCTTTTTAAATCTTTTCTTTCTAACCTCTTCTGATTTCAAGAATGCTTGGCGGTTCTTACGCGCCTCAGCCTGCTTGATCATCATGTCTTGCCACAAATCTAACCTGTTAGATGCAAGAAATATTGACTTAATGTTTTCTTTGCTTTGGCGCAAAGTCTCTTCAGCCATCACAATCTTGAGCGCGTCAGATTCGCTCAAATTCTTGCTGTTCTTAGCACGCTGCAGATCAAATTCGCTAGACCCTAGCTTGGCTATATATGCGCCCAGACTCTCTATATTTGAGGCCGCTCCCGCAACCATCTCAAGCGCCTTGCACGCAGCCGTTACTGCCGCAACAGCCTCTAAAATCACCTGTTAGCCCATAGCGATAATAAGCGGAACCAACACAGAGCCAAGTACCAAAGCGTAAAGGCCATATATCATTTTCTCTAAACGAACAAACTTAGCTGCGCCGCTGTCAAGCCTGCGCTCAATGCTTTGATACCTAACGACGCACTCTCGTTCGTGCGCCTCAATCGAGGCCAAAGCCTTGGCTGTTAATTCTTTCTGAGTCACTGTGACGCAGACTCTTCAGCTTCAACCGGCTTGATTGAATTGCGAATGTCTGCTTCCCAGCTGGCTATACTGCGCTCGTTTTCTATTAACTGAATTTGCAAGTTTTGCTGCACTTCTCGCAATTGTTGTACGCGGCCAATCATTACCTGCGCATCTTGCTCAAGGTCGCTGAATGCAAACTCTTGGCCATCTATTTCTACTGTTGGGTCGCTCATCTTTATTCCTTATGCAGCCCAGGGGGTGCCTGATCCACTAACTGGGTTAATCTGTAGGTCGATATTAGCTTTTAGGCCCGTCTCTAATGCAGTCACTTGCTCTTCACCCATTCCTGCCTTTACCCAAGCAATGCAATTGGCCTCAGTGACATCTGCGTAATCAGTGAAATTATCAGGGTCGAAAGTCACAGATTGCGTCCCGTAGCTTGAGGCGTTGTAGGTAACTTCGCCTACGGTTTGCTCTGCGTTTACGCGCCAATGAATGACGTTAATTACGTTTGTCAGTCCATCTTCTGAAAGCACGAAGTCAGTTTGTGAGATTGAATATGTGTTTGTTGCGGTCATAAGTTATTCTCCAGCCTTTGGGTTGGCGTCTTTCATTGCTTTAATGTCAGCCTTCCAAGCATCAATTCCGTGGTGGTAGATGTTGTCTAGCTGGTCTTCAATGCTTGGGTATGCCTCTGCGCGACGTTCTGCGTAGGTGATCTCTGCCTCAATTTCAGATTTGGTTTTTTCTCTAACTGGCGCGGGCATTTCTTCCTCATCTGCGACACCGTCAGCAACAGTGCTGACATAATCGTCTGCTACTGCAATAGGATTTGGAAACTCAGCAACTAAATCAGCGTGCAGCTTCTTAGCTTGAGCGTGTAGAGTTCCGTCTTCTTTGAAAAATAAGTATTTCATTAGTCGTCTATCCTTACCCATGATGTCCATGTGGTGTTGAAACTTCGTACATAAGTTGCTGGCCCTGCCAATAAAGTTGCCATCTGGGCTGTCACGTTGCCTTGATTTCCGTATACAACGACAGAGTAGTAAGCAAATGACGGGTTATTGGTGTTGGTGTTTTTGCTGCGGTAGAAGCCGGTTTTTTTAAGGTCATCTAAGCTGCCGACATACTCGCCATTTGAAGCCTCTAACATTGTGCCAGTAATACCGCCAGCGGCGGATATGCGGAGGTGTTCTGTGGTTGTTCCGGCAGTAGTCCCCGTCCGAAAAGCCATAAAAGCGCCTGAACCGCTTGCCGCTAACTGGACCCCACCTGTCGCACTTTGGAACTGCTCAAAGAAAGAATCAGCGCCTCTTGCCATTTTGATGCCGTTGCCGCCGCTAGTTGTTGTTGCATCAATTTTGTATGCCGGTGCCGAAACACCAATACCCACGGAGCCATCTTCCTGCACTCTAAATAACTCAGTACCACCTGAAGTTCCTGTACGGTCTTTAGCTATGACAAAGTCTTCGCCTGTTGCACCGTTATCACTATCAATATTAATGAACAAACTAGCAGGTACGTTGATAACGCCATTGTGACTCCCGTTATCGTCTAGTTCCAAAACGCCATTTGTTGATACAAGTTTTGTTGCGGTGGCTGTGCCAGTTACGTCTATGCCTGTGGAGGTGGTGGCTAGTTTTAACGCTGAGTCATAATAAAGTTCAACAGCTCCATCAACTAACATTCTTGCCATGTATTCGGTAGAGCCTTTATCAAACTCAATATGTGGCCCATTGGTTCGCACGACTAAATTACCACCGCCAACTTCTTCAATAATTGAGTGGTTGTTGTTGGATGTGTGATAAATCTCTAGGTCATCACCAGCACCGAACGTAGCCTTGTTATTGTCGCCTAATGCTATGCCGCCGTTGGCTGTGATTGCGCCAGTAACTGCTAGAGTACTAAACGACCCCTCCAACCCATCTAACGTATCAACAACAGCCGCGCCAGACCCAGCGCCATCGGTGGCAATAACTTTCACCGCGCCAGCCGCTATTGCTACGTTCGCGCCAGATCCTTGGCTGAAGGTCAGTGTGTAAGATGTCGCGTTGTCAATAATCCAAACCTTGGAAATCGTGTTAGGACCAAGCGTGACTGTGCAAGCCTGACCGCCGCCTGTGCATTTTAGATAAAGCGAGCGCGCCTCATCAGCAGTGCCATCAGCCAGGGTGATTGTGTGCGTCGATGCGTTAGGGATAGCCTCGCTGCCCTGGCCGAAACCTGATGCAATATTTGTGATAGTGCCATTCAGTAAGTCACCCCAAGTGCCAGCGTTAGAGCCGCTCTCTTGGAGGCGAAGGCGTAAATCGTTGGAAAATGTATCAGCCATGATTAATCTCGATTAGGCAACTTTTTGCCAATTTGTGCTGGCGCTTTGTTGCTGGGTGTAAGTTGTGCTTATGTCTGTTTGCTCTGTCCAGGCGGTGCTGGCTCCGGGTTCGCTTTGCCACTTGATCTCGCCGTTAGCAGTGACCACGCCTTGAGCGCTGATTGCTGCAGCGCCGAACTTAACCTGCCCACCGCCTGCCGTAATACTAGAGGCCGCGACGACAGCCGCAGAGCCAGTGAGTAGCGTTGTAGCTGTAGCGCTTCCACTGCTTGTTGCCACAATTGACGCGCTGCCAGTGGTGACTGTGACAGCCGTAGCGCTGATTGTTGAAGAAGCCGTGATGAGCGCTTGAACATTTCTAAACCTCTGTCCTGCAGCCGTGATCGTTGATGACGCAGGAATTGCCGCGCTTGCTGTCCTAGCGCGAACGCCACTGGCACCAACCACAGAAGAAGCACTGACAACTGCCGCACCGTTCGTAACCACCTGACCAGCCGCCGCCACAGCCGACGAAGCACTGACAGTCGCGCTGCCATCAATGTAGCTCCACTGGCCAAACCTACCAGCGCCGAAACTGCCATAATTCCAACCTTGACTCATTAGTCTAGTGTTATGTCCACGTCACCAGCTGGGAACCGAAAAACATCGCCAGTTTCGATTGTTCTGCTTGATGTGAGGTTAGACCAACCAAGAAAATTGCCTGATGAGGCAGCGTCGAAAATACCAACTGCAACAATGGTTCCCCAATCGCCGCTGGCAGTGGGGAATTCAACCGCAGATGCGTTGGTCGCCGCTGCGCCTGTTGTTGTGAAGCTGGCAACCTTGCGTGTATAGCCGCTGCCAGATAATTCTGTGCCACCGCCAGCATCGCTTGGCGCGCTAGTGAATAGGCCCAGATAAACAGCTGACGGGCTAGTGAAGGCCGTGTTGCTAAATGAGTGAGCCAGTAATTTGTTTTCAAGATAGTCAGAAAAGCCAGCCATATAATTTCCTATTGGAGCGGTGC